CAAAGAATTATTAAAAGTTCTTAGTTCTTTACGTTTGGGAACTGCATCAAAAGTTGCTGAAGAAGAAGGTGGATCTTCACTACTAGATTTGCTTGGTCGTGCATCTTTGGCTTCAAGATTAATGAATGTGTTAAAATGGTTTGCTAGCCCAGTTGGTCTTGCATTGTTGGGTGTGACTAGCCTTGTAGGGCTTATTGCTTTGTTGTCGGTTGGTTTGGATAGATTGGCCAAGAATAAAGCGAATGACAAGGCATTGAGTCCGGCTGAAGCAAGAAATATTTTAGAAAATGCAAGTCCGCAAGACATAGAATCTTATGGTGGCCGCGAATATTTGGCCGATATTGTAAAGAATGGTAGACAACGTGCTGTAGAAGCATTGGCCATGCCAGAAAACACCGAAGAGGAAAAAGAAGCTAAGAAATTAACAATCTTGAACTTGGGTGGAAGAGCTAAAGTTGAACAAATTGAAAAAGATACAAAAGTTTATGAAGTTCCCACTGCTCGAGCGCCTTTGCCAGGAACGGAAGGTAAACTCGCCTTCACCAAAAAAGAATTTATTGGAACAGGTCTTGCTGCAAAAAGAAATGAAGAAGAATGGAACAGAGTTTATGCTCCATATTATAATGATGATGGCACTAGAAAGACGGGTGTTGCGGCGCCTGCAAGTGTACAAACTTCACCACCACAGGCACCTCCAGCTGCACCTGCAGCAGGATCAGGATCAGCAAACCCCTCACCTGCAGCAATGCCAGCACCAGCAACAAGAAGCATGGCTCCTGCATCAGCAACATCACCAGGTTCAGATGTTGCATCGATGGCACAAATGCCATCACCTGCGGCACCAGCAATGCCTGCATCGGTTCCTGGAACGGGTTTGACCTCTAGATTAAATGATGCAGTTAGTCAGAATCTGAATGTCAATTTGCCAATAACTAGAACCAGTAGTGGTCCAACTGTTGTCAATAATGTCAACAATGCTCAACAACGACAGATGCCACAAAAAGTAGCAACATTGGATACGATTGCTGTTAGAAATGTGGATCCAACGTTTATGCGCCTGATCATGGACAATACAAGAGTTGTATAAACAAAAAACCCCGCACTAGGCGGGGTCGAACGAGGAGGATCAGTCCTGTTTAGTCTTCGTTTGCCAATTTGGAAAAGTAAGACATTTCATCATCATCAGCAGACACTTCAAAAGGTGCATCATCAGCAACAACTGGTTTCTTAGGACCAGAACGCATCTGTTCAACAGTAGTCTTTGCAGGCGCATCAGCACCACCAAGAACTTTATCCAAACGAGACTTCAGATCATCATAAGATTTGAATTCTTTATCTGAAACCATTTCACTCAGAGAGTGTTCGGATTTCCAAATCTTTTCGAGTTCTTCATCATCATCAAGAAGTGCAGAAGGTGACATGAATTCAGACTTGTCATAGTTCTGATAACCTGCAACCTTGGTGATCTTCAGCTTGAAGTTAGCACCTTTCCACAGATCAAAAGGATTGATTGCAGTCTCATCTTCAAACTGTGGGTTCATTGCTTCGGTGATCTTCTCAAAAATCTTTGCGCCGAAACGATACAGTTTTACTTTGCCTTCATTCTCAGGATGCTTTGGATCAGAAACAATGTACACGTTTGCCATGTAGTTGAGTTTACGTTTCTGTTTACGAACGATTTCTTTGTTCGCTTCGATGCCAGAATTCCACAGGCGACTATTGTGTTCACACACGGGGCACTGTTGATTCTTAGTGGTCAGACAGTTATCGATCAACCAACCGCCGGGACCCTGAAAACCGTGAGAGTAGATTTTGATCCAAGGCAGCCCATCATCACCATCAACTGCTGGTGCGGGAAGAAAACGGATCGTAGCCATGCCGTTGCCAGCTTTGTCTACTTCTGGTTTCCAGAAATTGTCTTTGTCGGATTTACCATCTGAAGAAGCGCTGAGTGCTTCAATGGCTTTAGTGAGTTTGTCCAGATTGCCGGACGATTTTTTCATGTTAGCAAAATTGCTCATTGTATTTCCTTTTTAAACGGATTATTAACGGATTATCCACACGATTCATAACAAAAACGGATTATAACATGATAAAGAAACCATGTCAATAGTATTTAGGCATATTCTTTGATTGCCTCTTTAAATGTTTCTTTATATTTCGATTCATCGTAATGAATGAATGGTGTGTATTTCTCACACTTTCTTTTCCAGGTGGGCCAAATAATTGTATCAGAAATCTTTTTGTTCCACATTTCAAAAAAGCCCATCATGTGATTTAGTATGGACAAAGTTTCGATGGTCACCGCACCTTGCATAGTCTCATTCAACAGTAAAGGATACTGACCATCTTTCACTTTAATCATGTCAGAACCGATAGAAACTTTGTCCATGAGGTACATTATATCTTCTTTGAATCGATAATTCAAGCTCTGGTTTCTTTTCTGCCACATCTTGTAGTTCTCTTCACCTTCTGCGCCTGTTATATCACCAATCCAGTTCACATCTTTGACTAAGAAATTGGCAATATAGAAATTCATCAAGTCATCATTCCTATATTTTCTGGATAGTTTATAGAACGAATACTTGTCTTTTCGATTGGCGAAGTTTTGCTTAGTAACGTTTGACTTACCGTTATACCTAAAAAAATCGTAAGAATCAGAAGTAAAATGAAGTTTGATGGCATTGAATATGGCAAAGGCAGAGAAGCCAGAACCCTCTTCATACGTTAGAATCATAGTGGCAATTTAGCACTCTTCTTCAGCATGTTAAGTGATTCGGCCTCTTCTCTCAGTTTGCTTTTAAGAGAGTTTGAAATGAGTGTAGAAGCAACATCAATTTCCATACCAGTTTTTTCACATACACTGACGATTGCATCCATAATGGTGCAACCATCAGATTCAACCATTTCAATAATCTTGTTACTGAAATCACTAATTTCATTCTTTGTTGGCATGATTACTTTTTCAGAGCCATTGCGTATGCAATGCATGTGGATGTTGAGTTGACTTCATATGAACACTTAACAGAAATTGGATCGACACCCTTTTGGATTGCTGAATCGATATTCTTTGCCATGTTATTGCGATCATTGATGTTGTACAAGAAACCACCAACGACAAGAGAACATGCAATGATTGTTACACAAACAATAATGGTCATCATTTCGTTAGGTTTACTCAATTTTTCAGTCATATAATCTCCTTATTTCTATCAATATTATCCTTGTTGCTTCGATAAAAGATGTGGCGACCAATCTGATCGACCTTCTTCAATTTCCACCCAGGATTCACATAATCCGCATGATAAAATGTTGCGCCATCCGTAACATCTTTCATACGTTCGTAATTGACAACCATGTGAATTGCCAACTCGCGAATCTCATTATACAGTTTTGTTTCACGTATTGTCAAGCGTTTCCTAAGGACGGATTCGTCACAGTACCAAGAGAACTGGCACGTGCCATTAGTCTTTTGAAACACCACATCACAGATAGTATGTGCATAATTTCCAGTTTGCAAACGATTAATCGTCACAAACGCAACGGCTTTTTTGCCGTCTAGAGGCTCATGTGCGGCCTCAAAGTAGATATTTTCCGCGAGACATGTAACTTGTTTCTGAACATCTTTAGACAAAAGCTCATAAGATGTTTTGAATGGCAGTATACGATGAAGATCAACGTTAATCATACCCAAAAACAGAATTGTCGCAGAAAAAGCAATGGATAAAAGTATTGGTTTACTTTTCATTGTTTTCCTTTCAATGTTGTGATAGGTTATTCTGTTACGAGGAAACCTATCGAAACCCTAGTCAGCGTTTAGGCTGCCAATGCGAACTTTGAGTCGTTTGCGTTTACTTTGTTTTGCTTCTTCGGAAGGGAACAACCCACATCCTTAAGGCTTCTGCATTACCTAGTTGTCCACTTCTATACTTGTTGCCCTGTCGAAACCTGGTCAGCCCCATCAGAAGAATACCGTTACACCTGTGAACCAGATAATAGCCCTCATACGAGAGCCACCGATATTCTTTTGGTGGAGCTGGGCGGAATCGAACCGCCGTCCAGAACACTTTTCAAGTTGCTTCATACAACCATAACCACTATTATAGTGGTAATTTATTTAGTTGTCAAGAGTTTTTTCGGTAATAATCGATGGCTTTCACCAATCCCACGATATGATCTGAGGTCTTCTGCTTGAAAAGAATTGGCTCACCATCTTGCACAGCCATGATGATGACAAGTTCATCAATCGGTTTACCGACCAGTTCCTCATACATCAGTGCATATGCGGTGGTTTGCCAAAAGTAATCTTCAATGTCTTCTAGATTCTTAACTTTCTTAGAAGTTTTAAAATCAATTACCGATAGTTTGCCATCAAATTCACCGATACAGTCAACACGACCTGCCAATCCTAATTGTTCAGACCACAGCGCAACCTCTTGATAATGAATGTTGTTGATACGATTCAATAGAGGTTTAAGAGACTTGAACATTTCGAATGCATCAGGCATCATCTCACCTAATGCCTCATTGTTCAAATACTTTTCGCAAAGCGTATGAACATTAGTGCCCCTTGAAGTTGCCTGTTTAGAAATCTTATTTGCAGTTTCTTCACCAACCCTACGGCGCCAGGCCATGATGGCCTCTTTCTTCTGTGCGCCGACTACAGTGGTGACTGAAGGCAGTTTTGATCCACTTGGTGTGACATAATATCTTTTACCATCTGGAAAAGTTTCTGACTTCAGATCAGGCAACTTCATTGGTGGGCAATAATTAAACATAGCAAAATCTTTCTTTTAATAACCGAGTTCTTCGCAAGCCACAATCCATTGCTTAACTAAACTGCTTCTAACAATATCATCAGGTGTAAAATAAATCTCCTGAAACGATGGCATCTTTCTTGCAACTTCCAAGAAACTATGGAATGCAGACTGATCTTTATTATTCTTAATTAGGTCAGTTTGTTTGAAGTCGCCAGAGAAAATAATCTTTGAACGATGACCAACACGTGTAATGATTGTGTTGACTTCAGACCAATTTAAGTTCTGATTCTCATCAACAATAATAATGGCATCATCAATAGAGATACCACGAATTGCGGTTGTTGAAATGAATCTAACATATCCTTGTTCCTTCAACCTATCCCAGGCATCAGGTCTTCCAAATAGTGTATGACAAATTTCTTTGTATGGCAACTCATAGATTTCTTGTTTCTCATCCAGTGAACCTGGCAAGAAACCAACATCACGTAATTGTACTAGACTTCGAACAACCACAACCTGTTTGAACGAATTGGTTTTATCTAAAACTTCTTCTAGTGATTTGTACAGAGCCAAAAACGTTTTGCCTACACCTGGACTGCCAAATAGTCCCATGAAG